GGGCCCTCGACCGTGTAGTCCGCGCCCTCGGTTTGAAGCACGCCGTTGGCATACACCGCGATCGAGCCGTTCAAGTCGGTGATGTCTTCAAAGAACCCGCCGAAGTCGCGCTGGATGGGCGAGTAGTAGTTCCCCGCCCCGTCGTTATCGAGGGCCAGTTGTGCAAGGGTGTTCGGAAAGCCCGCGGCTGAGTAAAGCCCCTGGTCGGTCCACACGACCGCTCCGTCCGTCGTCGTGCCGCCCGCATCGTTCCAGGTCGGTGTGGTGAATCCCGAGAGGCCGGCCGTCGTCACGCGCTGCCAGTGAAATGCGGGATCGAGGATCGAATCTCCGACCTTGTAGAGATGTCGGGCTTGCCAAGCGGTGGTGAGGAGCGCCGGCCCCACGGAGTTGTCGTCGGGGTCAGAAAAAAGGAAGTCGTCGGCCTGGCCGTTGTGCGAGAGGAAGAAACCCGCCATCGTCCGCAGGTCGGTGTAGGTGAGGGACGACTGGATGTCGTAATCCTTGAGGTAGTCGTAAACCAGCGACCAATGCCAGCGGGGATTCTTGCTCTGCGGCAACCGCAGGTCGTAGAGGTTGGGGCTGCTCTGGATGAGCGTCGAGAACTCCGGGCGCTTCAAGACCGTGAAGGTCAGGCCGCGGACGGAAGATGGAAAGAGATCGCCGCTCACGGGGTTCGAATCCTTCCTGCGCGGATCTGACCGTTCACGATGCGGCTGATCGCCTCGCCGTGCTCCTCGAGCAGATCGGCCATCCCGCGCATGTCGACCGAGCGCAAGTTCGGGGAGTAGTGCAGGTGGACGTCGCCGCCCGACGCCGGCGAGGAAGCGGACGAAGAGGACCGCCCTCCCGCATCATGGAGCGCCGTCAGGTTTCCTTCCGGAGCCATGCCACCGGAAACCAGGCCGCTCACGATAGGGGCCGAGAAGCGCATCGGGACCGGGCCACCCACGGCGCCAAGCAAGTTTCTGACCGATTGAGTGAGATGAGCCGGGACAACCAGCTCGCCGGCGTGGACGATCGCGGGCCCGGTTTCGGGCACCAGGCCGCCTTTCTCGAAGGCCGCCACCGGCGCGTAGGCCATTGTGCGCGCGAAAGCGATATCGGCCATTGCCTCCGCCAGCGGCGGATCCCAAGCGTAGGCGGCGTAGGCCGTGGCCGCTGCCACCGCCGCCGCCGAGGTCACTCTGCCCACGTTTTCAGCCGAGGTGATCGCGTGTTCTGCCCCGGCCGCGGCCGCCGTGGTTGCGACTTCCTGCGCCTTCGTTGCGGTGTGGAAAACCTTCTCGATCACCCACACCTCGACATGCTGGAGAAGCATCTTCAACAGGTACTCGATGATCGAGGACATCAGGTTGGCGTAGACTTCCTGCGCCGCCCTGCCGAAACTTTGGTAGCCGCTGATCCACGCCGTCAGCGAGCGGCTCACTTCCGAGTTTAGCCGTTCGAAGGTCCGCTGGTGGGCCATCATCACTTGCTCGTCCACCCTGCGGAGGGTCGCTGCGCGCTGCTCGTCGAGCGCGTTCATGTGGTTGAGCGCCTTCTGATATTCGAGCGATTCACCGCCGAAGGTGCGCGCGGCAAAGTCAAGGGCGTCCTGTAAGACTTGGTGCTGACGGTCGTACCACCGGCCTATCGCCGCCTCCTCGTCGGCCTGCCATTGGGAAAGCGTGACCTGGTGCATTCGGAGGCGAGAGGCGTCGATCTCCTGGCTGGACCGCAGCTCGCGGTTCGCGGACTCCTCAGTGATGGAGATTTGCTCCTGGAGCCGATTGCGCGTCTCGTCCATCTGTCGGCGCGCGCCGTCAGCGTCGATTTGGCTGAGTCGGTTCTGGTGCTCGATTTCCAGGGCTTGGAGCTGCTTTTGCAGGACAACCGTATCGGTGCGCTTGAGCGCGGCCTCGTCGGTGAGCGCCTTGCGCGCGGCTTCGTAGCGTTCCGTCTCGACCGACTTCTCCATCGCCACCGATTCCTGAATCGAAATCCGGCGAAGGGCCAGGGAGTCGGAAACCCATTGCTTCTCGCCGGCGATGTGGGCGTCAACCACGCGCTGCTCGGAGGCGATGCGTTCCGCTTCGATGCGGCGAGTGTCGGCGGCTTCTTGCGCGTTGATTTCGGCAATCGCCGTGCGGTGCGTCGTATCGAGCACCGCCATCTGCCCGGTGATCTGCTCGCGTTCGCGCGAGGTCCGAGCCAAGCTGAGTCGGCCTTCGTAATACTGCCGTTCGGCCTCGTACTTCTGATCTTCGATGGAGCGCAACGCCGTGAGTTCGTCTTGGAAGGAGATGATGTTGGCGTCGAAGATGGCCTTCGCCGCGACCTTCGAAAAGTCCAGCTCCGCCAGGCGACCAGCTTTGATCGCCTCCAAGCGAGCTTCGGCCGTCGCCCGGGCTTCTTCCCGGCCGGCTGTGTCTGTTTCGGCCTTGAGCTTGGGAGTCCCGATCTCCCGCAGCTCGTGCATGTGCTCGGCCCATTTGTCGATGAGCTTCTGCTCGTTCTCGATCGAGGCTTGGAGCTGCTTGAGGTGCTGGTCGGTTCCATCAATCCAGCCGATCGCGGCCGTGCCCCATAAGCTCCAGCCACTCGTTAGCTCCTCGATCTGCGCGCGCTGCGCGATCTGAGAACGCATGAGGTTGCCCGTCTGGGTTCCGACTTCCTGCAGGTTGGCGGTCAGATTATGAGACTCGATTCGGAGCTTCTCGAGTGGCGTGGCGCCCAACTCCCGAAGGGCGCGGAGCTGTTCGTGAGTCTTGAGCGTCCCTTCCAGAAGGCGGAGGTTTTGCTGGACCGCATCCTCGAAGGCTTTCTTTTCCTTCTCACCGAAACCCATGATTGCGTCGGTGGCCTCACCGATCTTTGCGGGGAGTTTGGAGAGAATATCCAGAAGGGCGAGGATCGCTACGGCGCTAAATGCGGTAGCGAGAAGTGGGCCGACCGGCCCGAGGCTGGTGACAAACGACGCCACGTAGCGGGGCATGCGGATCCCCGCCATCTCGCCCATGCCGCGAAGAGCGTGCTTGGCTTCGGTGCTGGAATATTCGGCTTCTTTGAAGGGAGGGACCAGGTTGCGGGTGGCAGAAGCCGCCTGGGGAGCCTCATTCGAGAGGCCGGTCATCGCAGCGCCGGCCTCGCGCGTGGCGACGGCCATGCGCTGACCCGAGGCTTCGACGGTCGTCGCGGCCTCGTTCATCGTCGTCTTGACGGTGCCGAGCCCGTCTACAACGAGCGTGAGTCGAAGTACGCTGTCCTCAGCAGGCATGTTTTCCAACTCCGCGTGCCCATTGCTGCACAGTCTTGGGCAATCGGCTAAAGGGAACGGTCGCCGTCTGGTTCAAGAACTCCTGTTCCAACTTCTTCGTGTCCGCGTTGGAGCGACCTTTGTAGCCGACGAAGGCTTTGAACAGGAGATGGACGGGAGGAAATTCCTGCCAATACTCAGCCAGCGCCTGAGCATCCGGGAAAGGCATCGCATCGGCCTCGCTGAGAGGCCAGCCCGTGACCGTCAAGATGCAACCCCAGAGCCGGTCTAGGACTTCTCTGAGGTTGCTGGCGGTTCCCCCGCGGGCTGACTCCTCAAGCCACTGAAAGCGGCTATCTCTTCCTGCAGACGCAGGAAAAGCGGCTGATCGAATTCATCCAGGGCGCGGTCCACCGTCCATTCGGGGTCGTCGTCGCCATTCCGAGCGTTATTGAGGCCCATGCAGACCAGCTCGGCGCCTCTCACCATCAGCGTGTCGCCTTCCTTCAGATCCTTCGAATACTTGCGAAGCTGGCCGAGGGTGAGGGGTGCGATCGTGAACTGCGCGCCGTCCATCTCGACCACCTTGCGTCGAACATTCTTCATGTGCCCACCTTGAAGTGTGAGGGAGCGGAATTGCCGGGGTCACCCTCCGCTCCCCACGGTTTCAGCTCCTACGAGCTGATTTGGAAGAACTCCGAGACCTGGCCGGCCGCATTCGCGTAGCCCGTAAACTCGAAGTCGGAGATGAGGTAGCCATCCCGTTTCAACGGGTTGCTCATCTTCGAAGCGCGGCACGCGAACAGGTGCAGACCATTCGTGCCCTGGTAGGGCTGCATCAGGTACAGCTCGAAGGTCGGCCCGTAGCCCTGAATGCGGTTCGTGACCAGCAGCGTCCGGCCGGTGAGTGAGGAATAGACGTAGCTGATCAGGACGGCCGCCGCAGCGTCCGACGCGTGGAAGGTGTAGACGCCGCCCGCCTGCGTGTATTCGCCCGCCGCTGCGGGAGCCCCGGCGACGTACATGAAAGGCTTGCCGGTCAAGGCGTACATGACGCCCAGGTCGGTGAGGAAGTCGGCGACGTTGGTCACGGAAAGGGTGTTGCCCACCGGGCCCAGGTTTTGCCAGACGACCGTACCGTCCGACGTGTATCCGCCCAGGTTGGTGTTCCAGGCCGGAGGGCCGGGAGTCTCGGACGTCCCCGCCGTCACGACCTTCTGCGCGTTGGTGCCATCCGTGACGACCTGGCCGAGCGTGTAGACGTGGGCCGCCTGCCACGCGGACAGACCCGAGCCACCCGGAACGGTGTCCGCCTCGCGGTCGGCGACAATCTTCATTCCGGTCGTGATCGTCTCGCCGTAGAAAAGCGAGTTGTAGATGTCGATCTCGATCTTGGCAAAGCCCGCCTTGCCCTTGATCGACTTGTCCGAGGGGGCCACATCGTCGGGGAATTGGTTCTGCCCGCGCAACTCCACGTTCTTGCCGTCGATGTCCAGATCGATGTTCTGAATCGTGCCGAAAAACGCGGGGCCTGACGGTGTCGCCAGGTTCCCGCCTGTGGGGTTCGCGTACATTCCGCCGATGCCGAATTGGAACATATCCGTCTCCCGTTAATCGAAACCTCGGACTTAGATTCCCGTCAGCACTTCGATGAAGATGCCAAGGGCAAACTGGTTCTGCTGGACGCCGGTGTTGATCCACTGGCGCCCTTCAATCCAGGCGTTTTCGACCAAGCCGCCGAGCGTTTGCTTCTCGCCCGGGGGAGTGGTCTGCATTGCCGTGTCGAGCGCATCGAGAAGCGGATTTGACACCTGGTCGGGAATGAACTCGGGCGTCGGATCCCCCATGAAGCAAACGAGCGCGAGGTAGAAGATGACATAGCGCGTCAGACCGAACGCTTGATCCTGAGCCGGGGCCTCACCGATATGGGTGAGCATCAGGGCCGGCTGGTCTTGCGGAGCGATTTGAGAAAACTCCTTGACCACGCGGCTTATCGTTTTGAAGGAAGCGTTCGCCTTCTGGAGCTGCACGAACAAAGCCGCCGCGACATCTTCCCTCTTAGCTCTCACGGCCAGTCACCACCACACGGGAGAAGTCAGCGCGTAGTTCGTTCACCGTGCGCTGTCCCTGCTCTCGAAACGTGCTGCGCCAGAAGCTCCGCTCGGGGTAGTGAACCCCGTAAGGGCTCCCGGTCATCACCCGCTCTCCGCGCCGGCGCGTGACCAGGTGCGGGGGGTGCTTCAAGTGTTTGAAGGCGGCGATGAACGTCCCGCCAAATTCGTGGATCTTCCCGTACCAGGCTTCCCGGCCCAGGCCGAGAGCGCCTTCCACGCGGCCCTCCTGCGCGGTTGCCGGCTCGACGTGGACGGCGTTGCGAAGATTGCCGGTGCGGACGTGCAGGACCTGGCCGGAGAGCTTGTCGCTTCGGATGATTCCCTGGAGGCGGTAAAGCTGCTTGTTCAGAGAGCGCGGCACCTGGTCCGCCAAGGCGAGAAGCACCTGACGGAGATGAGGAGTCGCGCCGTTCTGGACGTCGAGATGGAAAGGCGGCATGAAGCTACCTCGGAATCGGAACCACCCAATGACACTGATCGATCGCGGTCTGCACTTCGGGAGGGACGTCTTTGGCTGAGAAGGACGCCGTGATCTGCCCTCCCATCGAATAACTTGACTCGTCCAAGTGCGGACGCCGGCGCCACCTTTGCGCGGTGAGCGTGACCGCCGCGCGCCAGAGCAAGACGGATTCGTTGTCGGGCAGCACAAGCGTCCAGGCCACCGTGCCGTCCGTCGTCGTCGCTCCGGGGGTTGTGGCCCAGGTGGGAGCAGTCGGCCCGCTCGTGCCTGCGACCGTGACTTGCTGGACGTTGCCGCCTGAGTCGAGGACGAAATCGAAGAGGTTGTATGACTTGTTGCCCGCCCAGGCCGCTGCGGTAGCCGGGATCCACCCGGCGTAGTAGTCGAAAAACACGTTTGCCATCCCGCGCGGAAAGCACCCCATGAGGTAGGCGATCGAGATGCGGTCGAAGATGTAGCCGAGCGACACACCGTTCGGGGATGGACTGATGGCGATGCCGCCGATCTTCACCTGGTTGACCTGGCGGACCGGACCATTCGCGCAGAGCATCCGAGCCCCGCCCGTGCCATCGCGTGTCTCGGTGTAGGGTTGAAGGACGGGATAGCGGTTGATCGCCCGAATCAGATCGGCGCTGGCGCCGCGCAGGAACTTGGCGACTTCATCCTTGCTGGCCGCGCGCTTGTCCGTAGGGATAGTGAGGTACTCCTGAACGTCGTCTACGGTGGCGAGATTGACAAAGCTGTTCAAGGCGCCGCCTCAGAGAATGCCCGCCCACCCTTCGAGCGTGATGTAGTCATGGAACACGCAGTCGTCATTGCCGCAGACGACCGAAGGCGTGACCTGGCCTTGCTGGTCGATCTGGTGCCCGAGTGAATCCCCGGCGCTCAGGTAGAGACGGCCGATGACGCGGCAGCTCGGGCATTGCATCCGAATCGCCGGTTGGCCGTCGAGCGAAGCGTTCTTCCAACGACTTCTCGATATCAGAGTCATGGCTCAAGTCCCCCTCAAGGGTGGACCGAAGCCCACCCCCGCGAGGAACCGCTACTAGGGGCGACAGATTCCCGGCCGAGGTGACGGGTGGTCTGTCGTTTAGCCGTTGGCGATGTTGGCGCGAGCGCCAAAGGCGAAGGGCGCCCTCAACTCCAGAAGCTGATCGACGTAGACGCCGTACTCCTGGCGTTGCGTCACGATGGGCCAGTCGACTTGACGGTAGCCTCGCCGCTCGCGCACCTGCACGATGTTCCGCGTATTGACAAGTGGGTAGGGCAGCCTGTCCGTCCAGTAGAGGATCATGCCCGGGACAATCGCGGGGTGAAGCCGGATCGGGATTTCCTGGCCCGTCCCGCCCATGCCAACCTTATTGAGGTAGGAACCCACCACCACGCCGGCTGTGACGCCGTTGGCTTGGCCCTTGGCGTCCATGAGGAACCGGAACAATGGAGCCCCGCTGCCTGCGATGACCTTGTTTGTGATATTCACCATCTCCTGGGCACTCACCAGAATCTCGGTCGGCGAGAGACGGAAGTTGTCCCAGAAGTATTTCAGGTCGGCGTCGATTTCATTCACGCCACCCGTGCCGTTTGCCGTGAGCGGCGTGCCTGTGCCGTCCGTCCCCGTCGCCTGGGCGACCCAGTACCCGGTGCCCTGGAAGGCCAGAGACAGGATGCCGTCGTGGACCAGGTTGTCCTTGGAGTGGTCGACGCTGATCTTTGCGTCGTCCGCTGCCTGGGTGCCCGTGGGTTCAGCGGTGAACAAGACCGAGTTGATCGTGGTGATTGCGCCCAGTTTCGCAGTAGCAGCTGCGGGCCCAATGTACCAGGCATAGGCCACGGCGCCCTTAACCGGCGCAACGTGCGCGCTGACCGAAAGGCTGCCGCCCGCCGTGGTGACGGCGTTAGACGCGGCCGACACTTTGGCCGTGCCGGGGTTGATGGTGTCGACAGATCCATCGGCGTTCGTGCGGGTGATGGGTCCTGGGAGGCCGCCTGCCACTGTCGCGCGACGAAATCCATCGGGCGTCAAAGCAGCGCAGAAGACCACCTTCGCCTCGGCGTTCATGTTTCCACCCGCAACTAGAGTCGCCACGGGACTGGGAGTCGTGCCGAGGGCGAGCCCCGAGTTGCCGTTCAGCAACACAAACTCCTCGTCGATCATCACGGAGAGGAGCAGATCCTGCACGGCCAGCGCGTCCACGGCAGGCGTCAGTTGTCCGCTCGCCTGGCGCGCCTGTTCGCTCACGAAGTCGTCGTGTCCGAGCGTTGCATAGGTTGCAGAGAAGTCCTGTTCCGCCGTGACGTTGAAAGCGTTCCGGTGACCTTCGGAAACGCCTGGGGAAATCAGCGTGGTGTTGATTCCCATGATGCCTTTCCAGTGGGTACCCGTGCCTCCGTTGCCCGCGACACGTGGAATGCGATTCCGCAGCGGCGTGATGACGGGGAAGAGTTGCGAGGCGACCGGCTGAAGGTCATACCAAACGTAGCCCAGGCCAGTCGTGATGCCGGCATCCTTGAATGCCGAAGTCCCGGGCGACGAGGACGCCTCACGCTGTTGGGCAGCGTTCAAGAGCGCCAGGGTTTTATCAATGAAGCTGTTGCCCATCCTAGTGTCCTCTCAGTTCCTTTCTGAACCTCGGCGGAAACGTGCCTTGCCACGTGCTGAGATGTGACTAACTGAACCATGGGGCCGAAAGCGAAAGTGCGCCGCGGGACCATCTGGCATTGCCGAATGGCACCGGCGACGTCGCCTTCCTTGGCCAGCTCGGTGGCGGTCTTTTGCACCGGAGCGCCCCCGCCGTCCTGGGTCTTAGTGACAGTCGCAGCCGCTGCGTTCACGGCGATGTTCGTCGGGCGGGGCTGGCCCAGCATGTTGCCGAGACCCTCGGCCATCGCCAGGATCGCCTTCTCGACGTTGCCGAACCGCTCGTCCATCTCGTCGCGCACTTCGTCGAGTGCTCGAACCGTGCGCCGAGCCATCGCCTTCTCCGCGCCCTCGTCGGAATCCTGGGGCTCATCGGTGAGGGAGCCGAGCGCCGAGCCGAGGGTGTCGATGTGATCGCCCATCGCCTCGAAGGCTTCGCTGACGGCCTTGTGCGCCTTCTTCCCCTCGTCGCTCTCGATGTGCTTGGCGAGAGCTTTGTGGGCTTTGTGAGCGTCCGAGTGCGCCGCGCTGAGGGCCTTGTGAGCCCGGGCAGCCTTGCGCGCGGCGTCCTTGAACTTGCCCCGAGCCTTTTCGGCGTCGTCCACGGGGACGGCGACGAGGGCCGGGGTCCCGGTTTTGTCCTTATCCATTGCCTGAACCTCCGTTTTCTTCCCCTCGGCGGCCTTGCTCTGAACTTCCGCACCCTGCGGAGCAGGAGGCGGGGCGGTGATTTCGCCGGCCTCCTCCTGGGTGTATTCGACCAGCAGCGCGCAGAGCTGGCCGACGATCTCTTTCATCTTGGCCCCGCATTGAGAGCCGTCCTTCTCGTACTCCTCCTCCCACTGGATCGACTGCTGGATGGAAGCGGCGTCGTTGCAGAGGCGCGCGAAGTCCTGGACCGTATACATGCCCTTTTGCGCGACCTGTGAGTTGGCGCTTGGCGATGCCTGGAACTTGCAGGCCATCTCGCGGCCGTCCAGGGTCTTGCGAAGGAAAGTCGCGGAAGGCATGGCCGGGTTGTCGGCGAGACTCCCTTCGAACGGATCGGCCGTCCAGCGCATTCCCTTCTCCCCTGCGAGCTTCCATTTCTTGACGTACTTCGCGCCGATGGAGAGGCCGGTGTAGACGCCGGCGAGGACCTTCTTCGCTTCGTTCATGTCGATGACATGGGCGTCGCAGGTGATGAGCTTCTGGTCGTCGTCGTATGCCATCGCCGTGAATTTGCCCGCCGCAATCAACTGGTGCATGGACCGAAGATTGCCGACGCTCTGCCCGTCCGTCTTTTCCGCGAACTTGGCATTCCAGTTCTCAAAGTAGGGCTTGGAGCTGGCGTAATCGAAGATCTCGCCGGTGTCGTCGAGTTCTTCGGCGGCCAGGACGCTGGAGAGTGTGACCGTGCCATCGTCCTGCTCGGTGACCTTGAAGATCCGCGCCAAGAGGGTCTTGATTGCATCCGGGCCTTGGGGTTGCGTCATGACTGCGTCCTTCCCTGATTCCTCACTCGTCGCGCCGTTCGCCTGAGCGAACGCGCTAGCCTCGGCTTCTTCCTTCGATTCCCGTCCGTTAGAGCCCGAGCTTGGCGCGCGCCCTGGTGAGCCACTGCTCGATGTACGGGTTCTTGACCTGGATGTGAGCAATCAGGTCGTGCGCTTCGTGGAGCAATGCCTTGGCCTCGTCGTCCAGCGCCTGGACGATTCCGCGTTTCGTCTGCTGCTCCTGGTCCTGCCCCTGGTTCTGCTTGGGGTCGTCCTGTTTCGCCATCTA